TTTATGGATATTGAGTGGTTAGGTGAGGGAACTGTAAGAGTAGGGTTTGTAATAAATGGAAATTTTATACTTTGTCATAATTTTCATCATGCTAACTTAATTGCCTCTACTTATATTACTACAGCTTCATTACCATTAAGATATGAAATAACTAATCAAGGAACAGCACCCGCAAGTACATTAAAACAAGTTTGTTCTACAGTAATATCAGAAGGTGGATATGAGTTAAGAGGCGCACAACAAGCTATTGGAACACCAATACTTACTCCAGTATCTTTTGCTGCTGCAGGAACATTTTATCCTATTGTAGGTATTAGATTAAAATCTACTAGATTAGATGCTATTGTAATACTTACTGCTGTTTCATTATTAGGTTTAGGTAATGGTAAAAACTATGCCTGGAGAGTTTTAAATGGAACCGCAATAACTGGCGGAGCTTGGACTCCTGCTTCAGCTGATTCCTCAGTAGAATATAATCTTACAGGTACATCAACCACAGGTGGTAGAGTATTAGCACAAGGATATATAAATTCATCTAATCAAGGTTCTCCAAGTATGGATATACTAAAAGAAGCTTTATTTGCAGCTCAATTAGAAAGAAATACGTTTACAGGAGTAGCATTTGAAATAGTTATTGAAATGGCTATTGATGCTATAGGAGGAACTTTAGGAGCTTATGCTTCAGTAGACTGGGAAGAAATAAGTAGATAAACTATAAAGCATAAACATACTAATTTACTATGAGTACATTAATTCAAATATCTAACCCACAAAATCCAATTGTTTTAACAAGGAATGGTACCCCTGTTGCAGGTTCAATTTCTGAAACAGATTGTGCAATAATAAGAGTAGATCCGGGTCAACTAAATCCTAGAGATATGTTTACTGTTTTAGCTAAGCATCATGCTATAGCTACAACTGGAACAAGTATGTATAGACTATACTATAATAATATAGCAACATTTGCAGGTGGTAGCTTAATAGCAACATCTAGTAGTTTAAGTTCTGTAAATAATTCAGGTTCTTTTTCTAGATTTTTTACAATCAGTGGTACTAATATTATTGGATCTGATTCTACTTCTCAAGATGCAACTGATTATACTCAAACAAGTGATACTGTTACATTTATTGATTTAACTAATACAATGTACTTTATTTTTACAATTGAGAATTCAGATGTAAGCACTATTGCAGATGTTCCAAAATTTGTTATTGAAATATTTAACTAATATAATATAATGAAAACAATATTTACAAAACTAGTAATGTCAGCTGGATACAGAGATACTGCACATTTTATAGATAGTGCATTCCATCCACAATTTGGTACTACTTGTGCTGGATTTAGTGCTTTTTTTGCAGGACTAGCTTATTACTTTAATAGTGTTTTTGGTATTGTACTCCCTGTTGGTATTGGTATTATAATTCTATTTGCTCTTGAGTTTTATACAGGCCTTAAAGCTTCTAGAAAAGAAGGTAAAAAATTTGATTCGGAACTCTTTGGTAAGGGTTGGTTTAAGCTTTTTGTATACATGTTGATGATTGGTATATCACATGCAATGGCTACAAATATTGCGGTTAGACCTATCTTTGGTATAACATTTAATGTTTATGAATGGCTTCATTATGGCTTTTATAACTATATTATTATAAATTTGTTCTGGTCTAATCTTGAGAATTTTAAAAGATTGGGTTGGACTGAGCATATTGCTTTACTTAAGCAATTGTCACAACATATAAAAGATGAACCAATAAAACCAAAAGATGAAGAGAGAAAGAACCCTTAAAGAAAGGTGGAAAGGTAAGACACCTAAGTTCTGGAAAAGAGTCCAAAGATGGGCTATTATTACAGGAGCTGTTGCAGGAATTGTTATTGCAGCACCTGTAGCATTACCAGCAGCAGTGATTACTACTGCAACTTACTTAGCAACAGTTAGCGCAACTATAGCAGCAACTTCACAGCTAACTGTTGAAGATAAGAAAGAAGAAGAAATTGTAAACCCGTAAATAATATATAATGGCAAGAAAAGCAAAAAAAGTAGAAGACTTTGAAGTTGAAGTAAAGACTGAAAAAGTAAAAGTTAAAGCTAAGAAAGAAGGTAAAAAAGTTGATGTAGTAGTTGATACTCCTAAAGTTGATGTTGAGATACACAAAGATGAAGTAAAGAAAGAGTTTAAACTTGATGGAGAAAAGCTTGATATCAATGTAGTTAAAACAGAAGAAGGTACAACAGTTACAGTAGATGCTGAAACTTCTGTATTAAAGAAAGTTGGAGAATGGCTTTCTAAATTCTATGTTAAAAAATTTAACAAAAAGAAATGAGTGTTCTAGACCTATCTAAGATCAAACAGGTTCCGATGTCTGAGTCTCAGTACATCAAGAAGGAAACTAAAAAACTACAAATAGTTCTACATCATACTGCTGGTAACTCATCAGGTCCTGGAGTAATTAAGATGTGGGAGAATGATGATAGAGGTAGAATAGCTACTTGTATTACTATCTCTGGTAAAGGATTAAGTAAAGATACTTTTGATGGTGAGATTTGTCAAGCATTCTCATCTAAATATTGGGCATATCATCTAGGTATTAAACCTGATGTATTTCGTGCTATGGCTCTTCCTTATAGATCACTTGACCCATTAGCAATAGGAATTGAAATCTGTAACTGGGGACCACTTACATTGAAGTCTGATGGTAAATACTACAACTATGTAGATAGAGTAGTACCTGCTAATCAAGTATGTGAGCTTTCAGTGCCTTACAAAGGACATAAGTATTATCATGCCTATACAGATGCTCAGATTGAATCTGTACGTCAGTTATTAGTGTATTGGAGTAAGATATGGGATATTCCACTTACATATAATCATGATGACATGTGGAAAGTATCTAAGAATGCACTATCTGCTGCACCAGGTTTATACACGCACAACTCATATAGAAAAGACAAAACAGACATCTCACCTCAACCTAAGATGATTGAGATGCTTAAATCTATTGCACAATGAAGTTTAGAAATGGATGGAAAAACCATAAACCTAACTGGAAAACAATTACTATAAGAGGTAGAATATCTTTAGTAGATATATTCTCTATTGAGATTGATCCTGCTAGAAACTTTTATGCATTCACTATTCTAAACTTTACTATTAAAAATAGATAGACCTATAGAATATATAGAAGTCCAGGTATGTTCTATGCCTGGATTTTTTCATTTAAATATTTTCAGTTTAAACTTTTCTTGTATATTTGTCTAAACATAAAATATATTATCATGGAAAACCAACAACCAGAAGAACAATTGTCTGCTGAAGAACTAACAGCAAGAAAAGAAGAGTTATTTAAATTCTACACAGACTCAATGCCTTATATCAATGCTCAATATGAGTATGAAAAGAAGCTAATGGAGCTTGATGAAGTAAGGTTTAAAAGAACCCAGATTCAAATTCAAATGGCTATGATGATGAATCCAGAGTTATCTAAAGAAGCTGAGGAAGAAGATGATCTTCCTATGAATCAAGAGTCTGTAAAACAACAAGCACCTCAAGGAAGAAAACTTAAAAAAGCTTAACTTATGGCACTTGTAAATCAAGTACAGAAGAGGGTAAGAATTTCAAAATGGGATGTTGTTAAGTTTCAAATCTTAACCCATTGTTATATCAATAAGATAACAATGAGTGAATCTGATTTAAACTGTCTTACATTACTTAGCTTTAATCAGCCTATTGAACTTACTAATTTTTGCTTGGATGCATCTGCGGAAGAAGATTGGATTTTTAAATCTCCTCAAACAGTAAGAAATTCAATTAATAAAGCAGAGAAACAGGGATTGGTTATTAAAGATACTTCTAATAAAAAACTTATTAGAATGAATCCGGATATAAAAATTCAAACTGAAGGTACAGTATTACTTGATTATAAATTCTTAGGCCATGATACCGAAGAAAGCTAACAAGTTTTACAAGCAGATATCTGAAGATTTAAATGTAAATGCATCTCTAGTAGAGGATTTAGTAGACTGTTTTTATAAAGAGTTAAGACATAATTTAACTAATTTAAAATGCCCCAGACTTAATGTTGAAGGTTTGGGGCATTTTGTTGTTAAACCAGGAACTGTAAGAAAAGCAATACCCAGATATCAAAAGAGCTTAGAGAATCATGACACTTCTACATTTGGTGCTTATTATAATAAGAAGATGATTGAAACTAAACTAGAGGCTCTTATTGATATTGAAAAAAAGATTTCTGAGCAAGAACTTAAAAAAGAACAATTTAAACAAGATAAACATGAAAGTCAGTCTAAAGGAAATATGGAAGAATAGGAAACAAATAGTTGAAGGTATAACCAATTCAGTTGTTAGAGACCAATTTATAGAACAGGTATCTAAACTTAGAATGGACATTTGTAATGAATGTCCTAGTAAGGATGCTATAGGAAAAGAGTGTATGATAAAAGGTACACAACCTTGTTGTATGTTATGTGGATGCTCATTAGGATTTAAAACTAGATCTTTATCCAGCTCTTGCCCGGCAAAGAAATGGGGGTCTATTGTATCAGAAAAAAAAGAAGATCAACTAGATAATCTTAAAAAATAAACCATTAAAGAAATGATAGTATTTAATGCAAATGATCATAGCTACAAAAGTTTAGATGGTGAAGCTATTAATTGGATAAGTGTTACTACACTTGTTTCCCATTTTAAAAAACCATTTGATGCTAAGAAGATAGCTGCTAAGGTTACTAAAAACAAAAGATCTAAGTGGTACGGTATTGATCCAGAATTAATTCAGAAAATATGGACTAATGAAGCTGATAGATCAACTACTCTTGGTACATGGTACCATAATCAAAGAGAATCTGACTTATGTTCTTTAGCTTCAATAGAAAGAGAAGGAGTTACAGTACCTGTATTTAAACCAACTGAGGTTAAAGAAGGAGTTAAACTAGCTCCTCAACAAAAACTTGAATCTGGTGTATATCCTGAACATATGGTTTATCTTAGATCTGTAGGTATCTGCGGCCAATCAGATTTAGTTGAAGTAGTCAATGGCAAAGTAAATATTATTGACTACAAGACCAATAAAAAAATTGATACAGAATCTTATGTAGATTGGGAAGGTAAATCAGAAAAAATGTTACCTCCTATAGATACATTAGATGACTGTAATTTCTATCATTATGCTTTACAGCTGAGTATTTATATGTATATTATACTGAAGCATAATCCTAAATTAAAACCAGGAAGAATATTTATTCATCATGTTTCATTTGAAATAGAGGCTGAAGATGATTGGGGATATCCAGTAACTAAGAAAGATGATAATGGAGATCCTGTTCTAAAAGAAGTTAAGCCTATTGCAATACCATATTTAATTGATGAAGTACAAACAATTATGCACTATCTTCATGACAACAAAGACAAAATTAAAAAGAAATGATAATTAAACTATTTGATATACAAAACGGTAAAGTAATTCCAACAGAGCATTGCTATACACTTAAGGCATTAAAAGATGTTATGGAGGAGTACCCCGAGGACTTCCTAAAGATATATCAGTATCTATTCTACATGACTTGCCCAAACCCAGATATGAATCCTTTTTTCTATACACCAGATATAGATAAAGAATCTCTTATACTAGATCAAATAGAAGCAGAGTTTTCTACAGAAGATGAGACTGTTTTTGCAGCTCTTAGATTTTGTGAAAGAATGTATGAAACTCCTACATCTAGAGCATATAAAGGTATTGCATCCATGTTAGATAGATTAGCTAGATACATGGAAGTAACAACAATTACTGCCGGTAGAGATGGTAATATAAACTCTCTTATAAGTGCAGCAAAGAACTATGAAGCCATTAGAGCATCTTTCAAAGGAGCTTATAAGGATCTTCAGGAAGAGCAGCAAAGTAGAGTGAGAGGAGGTCAGGGACTAGCATATGATATGTAATGAGTGAACTTTACCAAGATATACCAACCTATGACAATGGAGAATGGACAGTTTCAAACTTTGAATCCAGACAGGACTTCAGTAGCTTTGTCCGAGACTTATTTAAAGAACCTGGAAAATACAGGTTTAATCAAACCAGCAGTAATCTATTCACTGCTGAAGCAAGAAGATTTAAAGAAGATGGAGTATACTGTACAGCTCCATTTAAATCAAAAGACTTTATAAAGTATTGGGATGACCAAAAAACTAAATGTAGAAAAGGTCTGATAATTAAAGATGGAGATGTTATGTGGTATCTTACTAGAGATTACTACATGTGGTTAAACTTTTTACCAATCTTTAATAAAGAAATACAACAGTTTGGTTTTGCTGATGTAAGAGATGCCCAATATCATATGGCACTGTATGAACTATTAGCAGAGCTCAACTATAAACATGTTGCTATTCTAAAGAAACGTCAGATAGCTTCTTCTTATTTTCACATGGCCAAACTTTTAAATCAGCAATGGTTTGAATCTGGGGTTACTCTAAAGATAGGAGCTAGTCTTAAAGATTATATAAATGAGAAAGGCTCATGGAAATTCTTAGATGAATATGCTGCTTTCTTAAATGAACATACTGCATGGTATAGGCCAATGACTCCCCACAAAGTAATGATGTGGCAGCAAAAGATTGAAGTAAGAAAAGGAGATAGAAAAAATGAAGTTGGTCTCAAAGGTACAATACAAGGTATGTCATTTGAGAAAGATCCTACTAATGGTGTAGGGGGTCCAGTAAAGTTCTTCTTCCATGAGGAGGCAGGTATTGCTCCTAAGATGGATCAAACATATGAGTACATGCGCCCAGCCATGAGATCTGGTTTAATTACTACAGGTATGTTCATTGCAGCTGGATCTGTAGGAGACTTATCACAATGCATGCCTTTGAAGGATATGATACAAAATCCTTTATCTAAAGATATATATGCTGTTGAAACTAATCTTATAGATGATAAAGGTACAGAAGGTTTCTCAGGATTGTTTATTCCAGAACAATGGTCAATGCCTCCTCATATTGATGAATTTGGAAATTCACTTGTTGAAGAATCTTTAAAAGCTTTAGATGAGCAGTTTGAACAATGGAAAAAAGAACTTACTCCTGAAGACTATCAGCTTAGAATCTCACAGCATCCTAGAAATATTAAAGAAGCTTTTGATCATAGAACAGTATCAGTATTTCCTCCACATCTTCTTAATGCACAAGAAAGAAGAATAGAGGATAAAGAATATGGTTATGAATACCTAGATATATATGCTGATGAAAATGGAAAGCCTGCTGTAAAATCTACAAATAAAAGACCTATAACCACATTTCCAGTACCTAAAAAACTAGAAGATAAAACGGGAGTATTAGTAGTATGGGAAAGACCAGTTAAAGATCCTGAGTTTGGTATGTACTATGCATCTATTGACCCTGTATCAGAAGGTAAAACAACTACCTCAGAATCACTTTGTTCTATTTATGTTATGAAAGCTCCGATTCAAGTAACTAAGCATTCGGCAGCTGAATCAGAAACATATATAGAACAAGATAGAATAGTAGCTGCTTGGTGTGGGAGATTTGATGATATAAAGAAAACACATCAGAAATTAGAACTTATAATAGAATGGTATAATGCCTGGGCTCTTATTGAAAACAACATATCTCTTTTTATTCAGTACATGATTCAAAGAAGAAAGCACAAATACTTAGTTCCTAAAAATCAGATTGTATTTTTAAAAGATCTTGGTGCAAATGCTAACGTATACCAGGAGTATGGCTGGAAGAATACAGGTACTTTATTCAAGGCCCATCTCCTAAGTTATGCAATTGAATACACTAGAGAGGAGTTAGATGTTGAAACAAAAGAAGATGGTACTGTAGTAAAAACTAAATATGGTATAGAAAGAATTCCTGACCCAATGTTGATTAAAGAAATGAGAGAATATTCAGATGGAGTCAATGTGGATAGATTAGTTTCTTTTGCAGCACTGGTAGCATTTATGAAAATTCAGCAGTCTAATAGAGGTTATCTTAAGAGAACACTAACAGATGATGCTGCCAAAAACTTGCAAAAGTCAGAAAATTTGTTTAAATTAAATAATAGTCCATTCCGTCATATTGGAAGGGGTCAACTTGGTATTGGGCAGAATGTTAAAAGATCTCCCTTTAAAAATTTTAAATAAGTACTATGCAAATATATAATGCACTTCAGTTAAAAAATGGAGCTAAGGCGGAAACAAACCGCATGGGTACTGTAACACAACCGTTACAGTTTATACCTAAGTCAGAAAAAACTGATGAGTGGTCTGCTTGGAATTTAGATTGGGTTGAATGGCAAGGATTAAAACAGATCCGTAGGAATGCCAGAAGGCTAATGAAAAATTATAAACTGGCTAAAGGTATTATTGATAAGTCAGATTATATTATTGAAGAAGATAATGAGTATAGAGATATAGTTGAAATACTTACAAAAGAAGATCAATCAGCTTTAGAATTAAAATTCTACCCTATTATACCAAATGTAATTAATGTTCTAGTAGCAGAATTTGCAAAAAGATCTACAAAATTGGTGTATAGAGCTGTAGATGATATATCATACAATGAGCTTTTAGAAGAGAAAAGAAAGATGGTTGAAGATACTCTTCTAGATGATGCAAGATTTAAAATACTAAGTGCTTTAATTGATCAAGGTTTAGATCCTAATTCACCTGAAGCAGAAGAACAAACAAATCCAGAAAAACTTAAAAGCTTACCTGAGATAGAATCTTTCTTTAAGAAAGACTATAGATCAATGATAGAGCAATGGGCAATGCATCAGCATAAGGTGGATGTTGAAAGATTTAAAATAGATGAACTTGAGGAAAGAGCTTTTAGAGATATGCTCATTACTGATAGAGAGTTCTGGCATTTTAGAATGATGGAAGATGACTATGAAGTAGAGCTTTGGAATCCAGTAATTACTTTTTATCATAAATCACCAGATGCTAGATATATATCACAAGCTAACTGGGTAGGTAAAACAGACATGCTTACAGTAGCAGATGTTATTGATAAATATGGTTGGTTATTAAGCCAAGAACAACTTGAATCATTAGAAGCAATTTATCCTATCAGATCAGCTGGTTATACTACCGGAGGTTTTCAAAATGATGGTACTCTATATGATGCTACCAAATCCCATGAGTGGAATGTTAACTCACCTTCACTTGCCTATAGACAGTACACAACAGCAATGAATGGTACTGTTATGGATGGTACAGATATAATTAATCAGATCCTTATGGAAGGTGAAGATTATTATGATCAGGGTACAGCCTTTTTACTTAGAGTAAGTACTATTTACTGGAAGTCTCAAAAGAAACTTGGACATCTAACCAAGATTGAAGAGAATGGAGAAGTTATTACAGACATAGTAACTGAAGAATATAAGGTTACAGACAAACCCATTTATGATAATAGATTATTTAAAAATAAAACAAAAGATAATCTTGTATATGGAGAGCATATAGATTGGATTTGGATTAATCAAGTTTGGGGTGGTGTAAAGATTGGACCTAATATTCCAAGCTATTGGGGTATGAATAACCCAGGTGGATTTGCTCCTATGTATGTAGGAATAAACCAAAATAAAATATGCCCTATTAAGTTTCAATTTAAAGGAGATAGTAATCTTTATGGGTGTAAACTTCCAGTAGAAGGTTCTGTTTTCTCTGATAGAAATACTAAGTCTACAGCACTGATTGATTTAATGAAGCCATACCAGATTGGGTTTAACATAGTAAATAATCAGATTGCTGATATACTAGTAGATGAACTAGGTACTGTGATTATGCTTGACCAAAACTCTTTACCAAGACACTCATTAGGAGAAGATTGGGGGAAAGGTAATTTAGCTAAAGCTTATGTAGCAATGAAAAACTTTCAAATGCTACCTCTAGATACTTCTATTACAAATACAGAGAATGCATTAAACTTCTCTCATTTCCAAAAACTTGATCTTGCTCAAACAGAAAGATTGATGTCAAGGATACAATTAGCTAATCACTTTAAGCAACAAGCTTATGAAGTCATAGGTGTTAATCCACAACGTATGGGTCAACAGTTATCACAACAAACAGCTACAGGTGTAGAACAAGCAGTAGCTGCATCATATGCTCAGACAGAAATGTTCTTTATGCAACATTGTGATTACTTAATGCCTAGAGTACATCAGATGCGTACTGATTTGGCTCAACATTATCATTCAACAGAAACTTCTGTAAGACTTTCTTATATCACTACAGCAGATGAAAAAGTAAACTTTGAAATGAATGGTACTGATTTATTGATGAGAGATCTAAATATCTTTGCTAGTACTAATGCAAATCATAGAGCTGTTCTTGAACAACTTAAGCAAATGGCTATGCAGAATAATACTACAGGAGCTAGTATCTATGACTTAGGAAAAGTTGTTCAATCAGAATCTATTGCTGAACTTAATAATGCTCTTAAGTCTTCTGAAGAAAAAGCACAGTCTCAGAAACAAGCTGAAATGCAGCAACAGCAGCAAATGCAACAAGAACAATTGGCGGCTCAAGAAAAACAACAGCAAGCTATGATACAAGCAGAAGCTGATAAACAAGATAAGCAACTTCAGAATAACATTACAGTTGCTGAGATTAGAGCTGCTGGTTATGGCTCTACTGTAGATATTGATCAAAATCAAATATCAGATTATAGAGATGCTATGAAAGACATCCGGGAGACTGAACAATATAAAGAACAAACAGATCTTCAAAGAGAAAAGGAAGTGAATAGAAATATTCAGCAATCTAAGAAAGATCAGATTGAAAGAGAGAAGCTGCAAGTTCAAAGAGAAATAGCAGATAAACAGTTACAAATTGCTAGAGAAAACAAAAATAAATATGATAAAAATTCAGAAAAATAATACTACTAGCTATATAGTGCCAAAAAAGTATTTTTCTGTTTTAAATTTTCCAAGTTTATTTTGTATATTAAAGTATAACATAAAAACCAACAAAGATGAATAAAGATGCAGACAACCTGAATGATCAGGTGCAAGACACTACAACGGTAGGTCAAGTTGATGTAGATATTGATGAATTATTTGGAATGCCAGGAGCAGAGAATGTAATGCTCCCTACAGATAATTCAGAACCAGAAAAAAAGTCTGTCTTCAAAGCAGAGAAGACAGATATGACGTTCTTTGACAACCCAGAAGTTAAAACTCCAGAAGAGAGACAAGAAGCTGCAGAGAAGAAAGCAGAAGTTGAAGAAACAATTGCTCAGTTAGATGAGATGATTTCTCAAGAAGAAGATGCTGGTAATAAAGGAAGACCTAAGATTGATAAATCAGGTCTTGCTGATTTAGCACATAAGATGATTGAGGAAGGTACTCTTATTCCTTTTGATGATGACAAACCTATAGAAGAGTATAGCGCAAAAGACTTTAGAGAGTTATTTGAAGCAAATTTTCAAGAAAGAGAAAATGCAGTTAGACAAAATACTCCTAGAGAATTCTTTCAAGCTCTTCCTGAAGAGTTACAATATGCTGCTAAGTATGTAGCAGATGGTGGACAAGATTTAAAAGGTTTATTCCGTACACTTGCTCAAGTAGAAGAAATCAGAGAGTTAGATCCGGATAATGAAGGTGATCAAAAAGAAATTGCTAGGCAATATCTTTATGCAACAGGTTTTGGTACTCCTGAAGAGATTGAACAAGAAATTCAAGATTGGGAAGATCTTGATAGACTTGGTCAAAAAGCTAATCAGTTTAAACCAAAGTTGGATAGAATGCAAGAAGAAATTGTAGCTAGACAACTGCAAGAGCAAGAATATAAGAAACAACAGCAAGCTTCACAAGCAAAACTCTATACTGATAATGTATATAATACTTTATCTATAGGAGAGTTAGGTGGTATTAAGCTTGATAGAAAGACTCAAGGTTTACTTTATTCAGGATTAGTTCAACCAAACTATCCCTCAATATCTGGTAAACCAACTAACTTACTTGGTCACTTATTAGAAAAGTATCAGTTTGTAGAACCAAGACATGACTTAATTGCTGAAGCATTATGGTTACTTGCTGATCCAAACGGGTATAAAAATAAAGTAAGAGACCAAGGTAGTAAAGCAGCTGTAGAAAAAACAGTAAGGCAATTAAAAACTGAACAATCAAGAAGAATTTCTTCATCTAATGTTGATCAAGATGAAGAGGCTGAAAGAAGATCAAATACTTCAACTAGGCCACAGAGAACCATCTCAAGAACTAATAACAATATGTTTAAGAGATTTTAATTAGTAACAATTTAAAAACAAATAAAAATGGCAACTCCAGTTTTAAACAATGGTATCTTTCTACGGGATACAGCCTACCAGGCAAGTTCACACGTAGACTCTTACCACTTGGTTAACATGTTGAAGGATGCAGAACCAATGGATCTAGGTCCAGTGGACCTTTGGGCAATGGCTCAAAAGGTAGAAATGCCTCTTTACCAAATGTCTAGCTTTGGTGGTAAAAATGTAATTAATGTGGATAACCACAGAGGAGAATATAGATGGCAGACTCCTGTCTCTATAGATCTTCCTTACATCCTTGAAGATATTGAGAGTCCTCAAAGAGTTCTTGGTACAGATGGTTCTACTTTTGAGATGTATGTAACAGATGAGGATATTCTTCCTGTTGGAGATGGATTTGTCTATACTGTACAGTTGGTTAACAATGACAACTATAAATTCTTAGATCACAAATATCTTACTAATGGTACTAAAATCTTCCGTAAGGGTTCTGCCCGTGGGGAGTATGGTGAAAGATTCTCTGATATCACCACAAGAACAGGTTTCCGTGAATTCTACAACTTTGTAGGAGGTGCTGAAGCTCACGTACATTATTCTGTATCTTCAAGAGCTGATTTAATGCTTAAAGGTGGAATGAATGCAGATGGTACAGTTCCTGTAACTGAGATCTGGAGAAACTTTGGTCCTAACAATGATCCTTCTATTACATCTTTAGAAGATATGATCAAAGTTATGGGTAAAGATAAAGTGAAGAAAGCATTTGATAATGGTGATCTTTCTAGAACTTTCTTAACTCAAATGGAAGCAGCTCACCTTTCTAAGATTGCTACTGATATTGAGACTTACTTAATGTGGGGACATGGTGGTAGACTTCGTCAAGATGGTGCTGATGACATGAGACTTTCTGTAGGTCTTTGGAGACAGTTGGATAACTCATTCAAAAGAGTATACAACAAGAATAACTTTACACTTGATTTGTTCCGTGGAGAAATCTACAACTTCTTCAATGGTAAGGTTGAGTTCCAAGGTCCAGATCCAAAGCGTAGCTTAGTTGTACAAACTGGTATGGGTGGAATGAGAATGGTAAATGAAGCTATTAAGAGAGAAGCTGTTGCTTCTGGTCTAATGATTCAGGCTGCTGACATTGGTGCAATCACTGGTAAAGGTATGGACTTAAACTTTGGATTTGCTTATACTTCATATGTAATTCCTTTCTTGGCAAATGTTAAGTTTGTATTGAACCCAGCATTTGACAATATCCATACAAATGATATTGAGAACCCAATCATTGATGGTTTCCCATTGTCTTCTTATAGCTTTATCATCTTTGACATCACTGATAACACTAATGATAACATCTACTTATTGAAGTTGTCTTGGGATAATCAATTGAAGTGGTGGTATCAAAATGGTACTATGGATTATATGGGTCGTACTCAAGGCTTCCAGTCTTCTGGTCAGTTCAATGGATACCGTGTAATGATGACACAAACATTCCCAGCTATTTGGGTAAAAGACCCTACTAAGGTCCTTAAGATTGTTATGAGAAACCCAGTAACTGGCGGATCATTCTAATCTACTATATATAAAACGGGAGGGGGGAACTCCTCCCTTTTTTTAATTAACTAAAAATCAACAATTTAAAACCAACAAAAAAATGGAAACTCAATTTACAATGGTAGAAACTACTACCAGAAAAAAAACAAAACTTGCTATTAGACCTTATGTTGATAGTACTAATACTAACATGGGACTTGAAGAATATGGTTTGTCTCTTTATGATGGTATAAGACACCAAGAGCAATTAGCATGTTTAGAAAATAATGGAGTCATTAGATATCTTACAGGTCTTAATGAATTTGCTCCAGAAATAAAACTCTTACCTGAAGAAGAAAAGAAAGCTAGAATCAGACAGATAAGAGAAACCGTAGCAGATCTTGAAAAAGAACTTGCTGCAAATATTATTGATCCTGAAGATAAAGATTTTTGGAATCAAGTAAAATTACTAAAACCAGATAATGCTGAGTTTTGGAATAAAATAGAAATTAAATGTGGTAATGAACCAGTATTTTTAGATACAGCAAATCCTTTTGATAGAATTAAACTTATGGCAATTGATGCCGGAGGATTTTCAATTGTAGCAAAAAGCTATGATGATGCAAGATCAAGACCTGTAGCTCCTAAGTTTTATCTTGATAAAGAAGAAGAAACTGTATTAGCTAGAACAGAATATAAAAAACTACGCAATACTGCATTATCAGAATTACAAAAACTATTTGATAAAAATAGTACTAAACTATTTTATATTGCAAAAGTTGTTGATGCTGATTGTACACAGTACAGAAAATCAACACCCCTTGATATTATTTATGAAAATATGGATAGACATATTAATGGTGAAGGTTCAGAAGGTAATAAAGAAAGAGCCGCTAAATCTTTCTTAGATACAACAAAAATGGACATGGAAACATTAAAAATTAAATCAATTGTGCGTGATTCCAGTTTTTTTAAGTATATTATTAATAAGGCAGATGGTCATATCTACCATGCAAAGTCATCATCTTTGCTTGGAAGGAATGTTTCTGATGTAGTTGAGTATTTAAAAAACCCGCTACATGAGGACATTCTTAAAGATCTTAATGAGTCTGTTGAGAAAATATGGAACTCTTAAAACTAAAATAAAATGAAAAAAGTATCTAAAGCCATGTATGGTAAGGCAATGATGAAAACTGGTGGTATGGTAAACTCTAATACTAAAGCGTCCGCTGATAAATCTGCTGGTTCTAAAGGTGTTAAATCAGGAGTTAATGCTAAAGCATCTGCATCTAAAAAAGCTAAAGGCAAAGTTGGCGGAACTAGTAAAGCTCCTAAAAAAGCAAACCCATAACCATGCCAAAGGATTCTTGCTATCATAGTGTAAAAGCACGGTATGCTGTGTTTCCTTCTGCAAGGGCCTCTCAAGCTATTGCCAAGTGTAGAAAAAAATCTGGCAAGATAAGAAAGACTGAGAAGGGTGCAGAGCTAAAAAGATGGCAAGCAGAAAAGTGGCAAGATACTAAATCAGGAAAAGCTTGTGGTGCCGGTGGTAAAAATGAATACTGCCGGCCTACAAAAAGAATATCTAAGGATACACCAAAAACAAAAAGTGAAATAACACCTTCTAAACTAGCTGCTAAAAAAGCTGAAAAGTCAAGAGTAGGAATGGGAAGAAGAGTTAAAAAAGTATAGTTATGGCAATAAGAAAAACAACAACAACTAGAAAAGCTCCAGCTAAGAAATCAACTTCTTCAGTTGGTATTTCTATTT